CAATGCCATTTAGTTATGGGGGATACTAAGACACATATGGAATATTTAAAAAGCAAACATAAAGAGAAATTAAATGGCAAAAGGTAAAAGCGATTCATCCAAAGTTTCATTTGGTAAGCGCAAAAGAGGACAGGCAAAGAAGTCTTATAACAAACATACACCCAAACCAAAACCATCAAGGGGACAAGGCAAATGATAATACTACCTGCACAAATAGAAGGCTTAACATCTAGAAAGGATAAAACCATTAAAGTTACCTTTGGCACACAGGAACTATCACCTGTTGATGCAGCACAGGTATTCCAACTTAACCAAAGATTTTGTTACATAGCTATCAAAGAAGAATCATTTCAACAGGATGAATTAGATAATCTAGATAGTATTAAGACAGACCTAGACACAAACAAAACCCCATCACAAAGATTAAGGGGAATTTTATTTATAAACTACCAACAGAACAACGAGGGGTACAAAGATTTTAGCACATACTACATAGCAAAGATGGAAGTATTGTGTGAGCATTTTAAATCTAAATTAGATAAATAAACAGAACAATAACAGAATGAGCAAAGAACATTTGATACCATATGTAAAGGGTCAATCAGGTAATCCTAATGGCAGACCTAAAAAGTATGTTAGCTTACTTATTGAGCAGGGGTATAAACTATCTGAAGTAAATGATACAGTACAAAATTTAATGGCTATGACTGAAGAACAACTGAAATCTATACAGGATGATGTTTTAGCTACTGCATTAGAAAGAACAATATGTAAGGCAATATTAAATTCAATGAACAAAGGCAGTCTATATTCTATTGAAACTTTACTTACTAGAGTATATGGCAAACCAAAGGAACAGATGGATATTAAGTCAGATAATAAAATAGAGGTTATCTTTGTAGATGGTAAAACCATTTTATAATGCAGATATTCTTACCTAATCCACACGCAAACCAACAAAGAATCCTAGAATGTGATAAGCGTTTCAGGGTGGTGATGTGTGGTCGTAGATTTGGTAAGTCAGAACTATCACAGATACTTTCTGTTACATATGCCGTTAAAGGTCTTTCTGTGGCTTATATTACCCCTACTTATGGACTAGCTAAGGTTTTCTTTGCTAAACTAAATGAATCCCTAGAATTGCCTAAAAACAAGTCTGATTTAAGAATAGACTTTCCTAATGGTGGACAAATAGAATTCTTTACAGGGGAACGATTAGATAACCTTAGAGGTAGAAAGTTCCATTTGGTTATAATAGATGAAGCATCCTTTATCCCTGACCTAGAATCAGGATGGCAAAATAGTATTAGACCAACCTTAACTGATTATAAAGGGAAGGCAGTATTCCTATCTACCCCTAGAGGGAAAAACTATTTCTATAGCCTGTTTATGAAAGATGGTGAACAGGATTGGGCATCCTTTAAATTCACTAGCTATGATAACCCATTTATAGACCCAATGGAAATAGATGAAGCTAGGATGCAACTGCCAAACGTAGTGTTTGAGCAGGAATATATGGCTAACCCATCAGAGAATAGCGCAAACCCATTTGGTAACAAGTTTATTCAGGATTGCGTTAAGCCAATTAGCAACCAACAAATAGTTGCATTTGGCATTGACCTTGCAAAGTCTGTTGACCATACAGTTATCATAGGTCTTGATAATGCAGGGAATGTGGCTTATTTTGACAGGTATCAAATGGATTGGCATAACACTAAGGAGAATATAAAAAGGCTGCCTAAATGCCCTATATTGGTGGATAGTACAGGTGTAGGAGACCCTATCCTAGAGGACTTACAAAGGGAAGGCATTGCAATAGAAGGTCTAAAGTTTACGAGTTCTAGTAAGCAGCAACTTATGGAAGGTCTTGCAACTGCCATACAACAGGGTAAGATAGGATTTCCTGAAGGCGCAATCACAAATGAACTACAGGTATTTGAATATCAGTTCACATCTAATGGGGTTAGGTACTCTGCACCATCAGGCTTTCACGATGACTGTGTTATGGCATTGGCATTGGCTTGGAATAATTTCAATATGAAAAGGGGTTCAGGCAGGTATTCTATGATGTAATTACCGTTCATCAGCTTTATTTACCGTTCATCACAAAGTTTAAAAATAGTTTACAAAATGTTTGGAATGTGTATATATCCTGTACTATCTTTGATTTATCAAAAACACCAAACTATGAAAAATTTTACATTGAAATTCGGAAAGTACAAAGGGATGCAATTTTTAAGCACACCTGTTTCTTATCAAAATTGGTTATTAGCACAGGATTGGTTTAAAATGCCTGTTGCTTTAACTGAAATGGAACAAGCACAAAAAAGAGTTAGTAATTGTGCTAATCAATTAAAAGGTTGGAATGGCTATTCAAAAGCAGGTGCAGTAGCATATGATAATATGTTTGAAGCTGAAAAAGCTATGGATGCTGCTTATTACAATGATTCTGACCCATCTTCCCCTAGATGGAATGGCGAATATAACTTTTTATAACCCATCAAGAAGTCAGGGGTGCGACTGAACAACGCACATTTATTATGAAAAATATATCAATTAAAGAACAATTAGCAGGTAAGAAAATCTTTCTAGTTAAAGATTGGAGCAATAATATTCTAGGTGCATTTATCTATTATGGTGAGGCTTGTGAATTCGCAAATAAGTGTGAAAAAGAAGCTGAACAATATGGTTCATTAATAACTATGGAAGAAATTGAATTACAATAAAAAACTAATATGAAACAGAAAAAAGAAAACATACAAGCAGTAATTATTCTTATATTCGCATTCTTAGTAGTTGCGATATTTCAAAACATTTAAGAGCATAGACCACCTCAAGAAAATTTTTAATATTAAAAAATAACAAAGGTAGTAATTTGGGTACTTGGGGTGGTTTTTTAAAACAAACATTATGAAAGAAAACATTGAGGATATGATATATCCTTTAAATAACAAACTTATAGTTGATAATGATGAAATAAGTACTACAATAGTAGATTGTGAATTAGATGATTATGAATGTATATTTAATGGAGCAGAAGATATACAGATAAAAACAGAAGGTTATACCCATATAACATTAGATATTAATAAACTTGAATCATTAATACTATTAATTAAGAAGGCAGAAAAGCTATATAAAAAATTAAATAAGTAATGAAAGAAGCATTAACATTTACATACGAACTATTAAAGTTTACAATTATTTCAGTTCCTTTAGCTTGTTTAGTATATTTAATTGCAGTATCTTTATCTAAAATTAAGCAACTATGTGGGACAAAATAAGTGTTTGGCAGTATCAGCAGATGTATCCAATAATAACTAACCCATCTAAAGATTGGACAGAAAAGGACATTGAACATAAGCTAATTGCAATTATAAACAGTTTAACTGAAAATGAAGTAAATAAACTGCCTAAAAAAGAATTAGACAAATACAGGTCTGAATTATATTTCTTAAAGGATAATTATGAAGGAGTTCCTGTAGATAGAATCATTGCAAATAAAAGAAGGTACAGGTTTATAAAGGATGCTAAAGATATTAATACTGCAAGATACATAGAAAGCAAGTTTTTTATGAAAGACTTAATACCTAATTTACATAAGGTTGCTGCTTCAGTAGTTATTCCACAGGAAAGGAAATGGTTTAAATATGTAGATTTAAAATATGATTCAGACCTGCATCAAGAATATGCTAATGATATTTTGTATGCTAATTTTAAAGAAGTCTATTTTTCTGTTGTTTTTTTTTATCAAGTATTCAACGATTGGATGCCAATTACAAAGGATTATTTGATGGAGAGTATGAACAAACAGGGGTTGACAGTAGAGAAAGCAGAAAAGGTGGCAGCAATTTTATGGAGTTTTTTGGGTGGCAATACTGCGCAAAAATAGTATGTGAACACGAGGCAATAGTTTTACAGGATGTATATGAATTAAAGGTTATTCATTTCTTAAATACATTATCCTATTTAAAAGCTAAGAATGATTACGATAATGAGCAGATAAAAAAGATTAGATAGTTTTCATAGTTGGATTTTTTGGTTAACATCCCCATCCCTAAAAAGGTGGGGATAGTTATTTTAAGCCTATTAATCTATTTATTGGTATGAGCATTAGTAGAAATCAAATAGAAGCACTAAGGAATGGCTATATTCAAAAGATTGGAAGTGGCGACTATACGGTATTGAATAGCAAGAAACTGCCTATTCTTGAACAGACTTTGCTTGTATTTGGATTAGAATTTAATGATGCTATATTAGCTAATTTAGAAAAGTCAGGGTCAATAGCTAGTGGTAAACTTACAGAAGTATCATTTCCTACAATTACAAAATTTAGTACTAAATATGTTTTAAACTTAGGTTATCCTTCAGGTAGCGAACAGATTAAGTATTTTGATTATATTAACAAAGGTGTTAAAGGTAAGATTAGTGGTGAACCTTCAGATAGTCCTTATTCATTTAAGACAATATACCCTAATAGAAAAATGGCAGCTAATATATTTACTTGGCTAAATAAGGCTAGGAAATCTGTTAGAACAGATAATGTAACAACTAGCAGGGATGGAGGTATAAGCCCAACGCAAAAAAAGAAACAAGCACTAAAGACTATACTTACAACTGCTAGTAATAAAAGAGCATTAGCATATGCAATATCTGTTAATATTAAAAAGAAAGGTATTAAACAAACTAAGTATTTTGATAATGCAGTAGCACAGGTATTTGATAAAAAGTTTACAGATGCAGTAGCTTATGCAGTTATAAGTGATACTGCAGTAAGGATAGCAGCAAATATTACAAAAGAAACAAAAGGAAAATAAACAATGGCAATAACAATTCAAAGTAGTCCTGCACCTTATTCAAGTATGCACGATGACTTATGGTATGTATCTAGTTCAACTAATGTAAATAACACTGCATTTAAATTCGTGTACGATGTTTTCGTTAATGGCGCACAGGTAAGTAGAACTAAAGTATACCCATCCCCATCTGCAGAAGGCAGTTATGGTATTTTTAATCCTTCCCCTATGATTAGGTCTTTTGTTACTAATTACTTTGAGCCTTCAGGTTCATCAATCCTAGTAGCATCAAATGATAAAATAAAAGTAGATTCTCAAATAAGAATAGGAGAAGAATATGTATCAGGTGGTAATCTATTAACTTTTACTAATTTAGCTTCAGGTGCATTAAGTGCATATAATTACTATCCACCTTTATTCGCAGACATATTGTTTACTAATGAAGATAATCCATTAGTGCTATCTGATTACTATGACAATCTATTAATAGAAAACTTTACAGATGATTGGCTAACAGAAAGGGATACAAATAATATTACGATTGAATACGGTGATAATTTTTATGCTACATTCTTTAGGGTAACTGCAGGTGCTTATTCAGCTAAAATAGATGTCCTTAGTGAAGCAGGTTCTATACTTGATACTGCTAGTGGTTCAATTACATTTAGCGGACAGATGAACCTATTTAACTGCTCTGCTGCTAGTATTAATACTTTTGCAGGTAGAAGTTTAATAACTGAATCTGCTTATGGATACGATGTATATATAAAATTGGGTGCTGCTGAATCTAGGAAGTTAAGATTTACGCAGAAGTGCTACCCTAAATTCAGACAATATAACCTGAACTTTTTAAATAGATTAGGCGGTTGGGATACAATGAAATTTGCATTAGTTAACAGAAGGTCTAGTGAGTTCACAAAAACAAGCTATAGAAAAAACGAATATCAGCTATCAGGTAACGCAATGAAAAACATTGATGCCTATAACAAGTATAATGAAAGCACAGTTAACTATGCCATCCAACATAAGGATATGTTTCATTTAATATCTGATTGGGTAAGACAACAGGATTACGATTGGTTAGCACAGTTGGTAGCTAGTCCTATTGTTTATATGGAAGTACAGGGTGCATTTTTCCCTGTTACAATTAGCAATAATAACTATCAATACAAACTAGAAAGTGCAGATAAGTTATTTAATTTTGAAATAGACATTGAAGTATCTAAATATGTAAACAGTCAATTCAGATAATGGTTAGTACAGAAATATACATAGAAGATTATAAATTAGAATTATCAAAGGAATTAAGCACAGAGTTTAATTATGCCATTGATGATATTACTGATTTCGGTTCAAAGAATACATCCTTTTCAAAGACTATTAACATAGCAGGTAATTCTACAAACAACAGAGTATTTGGATTTGTATTTGATTTGGGTAATGCTAATACTACAGATGATGCATTTCCTAATGTTAATTATAATTACAACGCTGCAAAGGCTGCACAGTGTAGAATCTTTATTGATAAAATACAGGTCTTTAAAGGCACATTAAGAATACTAGAAATCATAGTAGATGGCAAAGCTATTGAATATCAATGTTCTGTATTTGGGGAGTTAGGTGGATTTATTACTGCATTAGGTAATAAAAAAATTGAGGAACTAGACTTTAGCATTTACAATCATACTTATAATCACGATAATATAATTGATAGTTGGGAAGTATCAGGAGCAACTGCAGGGGATAGAGGTGTAAATAATAGTTTATCTTATGGTTCAGGATATTACTACCCATTGATTGATTATGGAACATATAGAAATACAAATAATAGAGATTATAATGTAATGACATTTAGACCTGCATTATTTGTGAAAGAATATTTAGAAAAAATATTTGAAGGTAGTGGTTATGTTTATGATTTTCCTTTATTAAATACTGACCCATTTAAAAGATTAATTATACCACACAATCAAAAGACTTTAACAAAGACAACAAGCACTTTAAATGTAGCTACAAAAACAACAGAGCAAGAAATTACAGGTACAAGCGCAATTACATTTGATACCGTTACAGGTTCAGGATTGGTTGCTAGTAGTGCAAATAGTGTATTTACATACACAGGCGCAACTTCTATAAACTTAAAAATGGTTTATACATTTGAAGGAGATGGTACAAGTGGTACATTTAATATTTATAAAAATGGTACGATTGTATATACTTCAAATAGCATTGCACAAGATGGAGAATTTGAAATATTAATGAATACTAATGATGCAATAACTTTTAGATATACTAATACTGCACCAAATAGAGATGACCCACCTGTTACAATTACATATGCTCAAGTATCATTTTTTTCAGGTTCTATTGTTCCTGTTCCTTTAAATTATAATGATGCCTTAGTTATTAATGATACTATACCAAAAGGCATATTCCAAAAGGATTTCTTTTTAAGTATTTGTAAAATGTATAATCTTTATGTATATGATGATATATTTAACGATAAAAAGATTTATATAAAACCTTATATTGATTTCTATCCTAATACAAGTGCTAATGCTTTAGATTGGTCTGAAAAAATAGATAGGTCTAAGCCATTAAGCATTAAGCCAATGAGTGAATTAAATGCAAGGTATTACCAATATAAATACAAAGATGATTCAGACTATTACAATGAAAACTATAAAAAGAAATATAATGAAAACTATGGTGATAGGTTATATGATACTAATTATGATTTCAGTAAAGATACAGAATCACTTGAAATAATATTTGCATCAAGCCCATTAGTACAGATAGCAGGAGAAGAAAAAAGAGTAACGAAAATATTTAAGTTATCTGATAATAATACTAAGGAGCAACAAATGGATAGTGTTATTCGTATTATGCAAGTTCAAAAAATAACAGGGGTACATAGTTGGCATATACGAAATCAAAATAATAGTGGAAATTTGCATACAGGAACAGTATATGGATATGCAGGACATTTGCATTTTAATGGTAGTGGAGTTCCTGACCAAGATATAAACTTTGGTGTGCCAAAAGAGGTATATATAAATACTACATCATATCCAACTACAAATTTGTTTAATGCATATCATAGTGAATACATAGCTGAAATAACTAGCAAAGATAGTAAGCTATTGACCTGTACTGCATTGCTAAATACCCTAGACATTAACAACCTAGATTTTAGCAAATACATTTGGATAGATGGTGTACTATTCAGATTAAATACAGTAGAAGGATATAATCCTATGGAATACAATACGACCAAAATAAGTTTATTAAAAGTAATTGAAACAACATACTAATGGCAGAAGAAAAATTAAATTTACAGATAACGATTGATACAGAAGCAGGTTCTAAAAATGTAGACAATCTAAATAATAAGACAAAAGAAAGTGTTAAGTCTGCCAAAGAAGGTCAGGGTGCATTTTCATCTTTAGGAAATACGATTAAATCATTAGGTGTAATTTCTATAATTGCAGGTGCATTTAATTTCTTTAAAGAAACACTATCTAAAAATCAAAAGGTTGCAGATTCTGTTGCTGCAGTATTTGGTACTATTGCTGCAATAGCTAATAAATTAATTGATATTTTTATAGATGTAACTTCTTCAGTATCTAAAAATACTAATGGATTTGATGCATTAACTAAGGTAATGACAGGATTGTTAACACTAGCAATTACCCCATTAAAATTAGCATTTGGTGGGATTAAATTATTTATACAACAAGCACAATTAGCGTGGGAAGATTCTTTTTTTGGTGGTGGTGATATTGAAAAGATAAAAGAATTAACAAAAGGAATTGAAGAAACTAAAACATTTTTAGGTCAAACTGCAGATAGCGCAGTTGAAGCAGGTAAAAAAATATATAACAATTTTGGTGCTGCAGCAGCATCTGTTGTTGATGTAGTTAGCGGTGTTGTTGATAAGGCATCTAAAATAAATGTAAAAGCAGTATATGAACAATCTAAGGCTATAATAGCACTTCAAAATAATGCAAAGTTAGCTGCTGCAGAATTATCAGGATTAGTTGAAAAATATGATAGACAAGCTGAAACATTAAGACAAGTAAGGGATGATGAATTTAAAAGCATAGATGATAGAATAGCAGCGAATAATAAATTAGGTGGTGTTTTAGATGAACAAGAAAAGGCAATGAAGAAATTAGCTGCAACTAAGGTTGCTGCTGCTTCTGCTGAACTATCACAAAATAGAACAAGTATTGAATTACAAGTTGCATTAAAAGAAGCTATTAATGAACAAGCAGGTATTGAAGCACAGGTTGCAGGATTAAGGTCTGAATATTTAGTTAATCAAACAGGATTAGCAAAAGAAAAATTAGCATTAGATGCTTCTATTGCAGCTAGTAATAATAAGATTACATTAGATGAAAGAAAAGCAAATGCAGAACTGATTAAAGATGAAGTATTAAAATTACAAACAAAAAAACAGATTAGTGCTGAAGAAGCTGATTTAGAACTTAAAAGGCTTCAAGATAACATTAATAATTATAATGTTGGGACACAAGCAAGAACAGATGCAGAAATAGCATTCAATGAAAAATCTGCTGCACTTAAAATAGAATTAGCTTCATTAGATGATGCTATTAATGTAGCTAGATTAAATAGAGAAGCACAAGCAAGAATAGAACAAGAAGCATTATTAATAGCAGATTATGAATTAAGTAAAGCATATGGTGAAGCTAAATTTAAAGACCAATTAGATTTGTTTGATAAAACAAGGGAACTAGAAAGGCAAAATATCACAAGCAGAATGCATACACAAGCTGAATTAGATGCATTTGATAAACAAACTGCTGCACAAAAAATAGCATTAGAAAGACAAGTTCAAGATGAAAAGCTAAATATATTAAACGCAGGTATTAATGCAGCTATTGAAATAGTAGGTAGGGAATCTGCTGCAGGTAAGGCATTAGCTATTGCACAGGCAGTAATGAATACCTATACAGGTGCTACAAGAGCATTAAAAGATGTTCCTTACCCATTTAACTTTATTGCTGCAGCTACAACTATTGCTTCAGGCTTTATGAGTGTTAAAAAGATTATGGCTACTCCATTACCTAATAATGCAGGAGCAGGTATAGGTGCAAATATCAATATGTCTGCACCTGTTACACCACAATTACCACAGGCACAAACAACTAACCTAAGCCAACAGACTATTAACGATATTGGGAATCAAGCAGTAAGAGCCTATGTAGTTGAAAGTGATGTTACTAGCAGTCAAGAAAGAATAACTGCAATAAGACAAAGAGCAAGATTTAGTTAATATTTAAAAAAAATATATTTATGAGTATGGAATTACCTTTATATATGTTGGAAATATCTGATGATTTAAACGATGATGCAGAGGTGCAGTTCGTTTCATTAGTAGATAGACCTGCCATTCAAAAGAATTGGAATGCGTTTAAAAATGAACAAAAGTTTCAAATTATTAGTGAAGATAAGCGTATTATTAGTGGTTGCGCTATGTTGGCTGATACTCCTATTTTTAGAAGCGATGCTTCTTTTGGGGATTATTATGTTGCTTTTTCTAAAGATACTATTACAAAGATTGTTCAGAAATACTTTAAAAAAGGTTATCAGAACAATGTTAACTTAATGCACGACCCTAACCAAATTGAGACAGGGGTTACAATGTTTGAAAGTTTTATTAGTGATAAATCTAGAGGTATTGAACCAATGAAAGGATTTGAGGATGCACCTGATGGCAGTTGGTTTGTATCTATGCTAGTAGAAAATGATGAAGTATGGGAGAAAGTAAAAGAAGGATTAATTAATGGATTTTCTATTGAGGGTATATTTAATTATACTCCTAAATTAACTAATGAAGAAATTAAAATGCAGAAGATAATTAACATATTAGAACAAATTTAGTTCTAAGTGATAAACAATAATATTTATTAACATTTAAATAAAAAGAAAAATGAATCCAAAAGAAGCATTACAACAAATAAGAGCATTATTTGAAGATATGCCACAAGTTGTTGAGCCTGTTGCTCCTGTTGCTCCTGTAGCAGCTGAAGTAACTAAGGTAGAAATGGCTGAATATTCTTTAGTAGATGGAACGAAAGTTATGATATCTGCTTTAGAAATTGGTGGTATGGTTACAATGGCTGATGGTTCACCTGCTCCAATGGGTGAGCATCAATTAATGGATGGTACATCTATTACAGTTGATGAATTAGGTGCTATCGTAGAAATTTCTTCTCCTAAAGAAGATGTTGTAGAAGTAGAACCTGTTGCACCTGCTGCACCTGTTGAACCTGCACAAGACACAACTGCAATGATTGCAGAATTAAAGGAAGATTACGAGAAGAAAAAAATGGAATTAGATGCGAAAATTGCTGAATTAGAGAGCAAAGTAAAACAAGGGTTTGCACAAGTAGCTGAATTAGTAGAAGCACTTTCAAACACCCCAACTGCAGAGCCTACTCAAAAAGCAGCAAACGCATTTCAATCTTATGTAACTACTAATGATAGCAAGTACGAAAGAATTGAGAAATATAGAAACGCAATTTTAAACAAATAAATTAATAAACAATGGCATTTTCAGTAAGTTCATTAGCAAACTATACTAAAGAGAACGAAGCATTATTGGTTACTTCTTCAGTATTAGGCGCAAAAACTGCATCTTTAATTAAGAGTGCAGGTAACGTAATGGTTGGTGTAAAGTCTGCAGAGACAATCAACATTATGGACACAGATGCATTTTTCCAAGCAGGTGGTACTTGCGGTTGGAACGCATCAGGTACAACTTCTTTCACACAAAGAACTGTAACAGTTGGTAAAATCAAAGTACAAGAGGCTTTATGTCCTAAGACATTAGAATCTAAGTATTTACAAAAGGCTTTACCTACAGGTTCTCAGTACGATTCAATTCCTTTTGAGCAAGAATTTTCTGACAAGAAAGCAAAGACTATTGCTTCTCAATTAGAGAGTGCAATTTGGCAGGGTGATACTGCATCTGCAAACGGTAACTTAAACAAGTTTGATGGTTTAATCAAATTGATTGGTGCTGCTTCAGGTGTTGTTGATGCAAACGTATCAGGATTTATTTCAGGTGCGCCTTTGACATCTATTACTGCTGCAAACGTAGTATCTTTATTTGATGGTGTTTACAGAGCAATCCCTGCAAAAGTTGTTGCTGCTGATGATATGGTTATCGTATGTGGTATGGATACTTTCAGAACTTACACTATTGCATTGAAGAACGCAAATATGTTCAACTATGCATTTGATGGTAAGGCTGATTCTGAATTTGTACTTCCTGGCACTTCAATTAAAGTAGTAGCTTTACAAGGTCTTAACGGAACTAATGATGTTTACGCAATGCGTTTAAGCAACTTGTTCTTAGGTACAGACTTATTGAATGAAGAAGAAAAGTTTGAAATCTTCTTTGCTAAAGAAGCTGATGAAGTAAGATTTGCTGCAGAATTCAAAATGGGTGTGAACGTTGCATTCCCTGATGAAATCGTAAAGGTAACTATCTAATTATAAAGGGGAGTTGAAATATACTCCCCATTTTTTAAAACAATAAAATAATATATTATGCCGTGCGCATTAACACAAGGATATACCTTAGATTGCCGTGATTCACTAGGTGGAATTACGGAAGTTTATTTTATTGCAAGTTCAGATGTAACATCTACAACCGAAGCAAGTGGTGTAATTACTGCATTAACAAAAGCCGTAGGTAAAAGATTCTATAAATACGAATTAACAAAAGGAACATCTTTGTTCACAGAGAATGTGGCATCAAATGTTCAAAATGGCACTTTGTATTTTACTCCTGAATTGACAATAATTTTAAATAAGCTACAAGCAAATACAAGAAACGAAATCTTGTTATTGGCACAGAATAGACTTGTAGCGGTTGCAAAAGATAATAATGGCAAGTTTTTCTACTTAGGTAAAACTAGAGCATTAGATTTGACTGCAGGAAACGCAACATCAGGAACTGCTGAAGGTGATAGAAGTGGTTACACTTTGACTTTTACAGGTGCAGAACCTGCATTAGCACCTGAAGTAAATAGCACAGTTGCTGCTGCACTTACAACTGCAGGATAAAAGTTTGTAGTTTTTCATAGTTTAGTTCCCCTACCCTTAAACAAGGTGGGGGTTTTTTATGTGTCAAAAAGTAAAGTTATTGACTTGCTTTATTAGAACATAAGTCAAGTTTTACCTTTACTGATTCATTTTGTAAATATTTATATAATTGCTATTTATAATTGATGATACATTTAACTAAAGGCGAAACTAATACTATTGTTATGACATTAACTGAAAAGCAGTTATTGACTAACCCTAATTATTTATTTGTGTTCACGAATAGGAGTAGTAATAATGTCATTAAATTCGTAGTATTAAACGCAGCAGATACAAGTTTATACAAAGACAGATTTAATCAATTTAGTATCGTTACAAATACTAAGTTTAAAAACGCATTAGAAGGTCAGTACACCTATGAAATATACGAACAAGCAAGTACTACCAATTTAGATATTACAGGCTTAAATAAGCTAGAAACAGGGATTATGTGGCTTTCAGGTTCTACCTTGACATATAACCAATATACAACAACAGACACTTATACAATTAGACAATGATAGATTTAAGAGTATTAACATTCGCAGAAGCTAGACAGCCTGAATTCAAAGAGAAAAAAGGTATTGATGGTGGGTACATTAAATATGGCGAAAACAATGACTATCCTGAATACATAGTAGATTTATATAATAAGTCTTCTAAGCATAGTGCCATTATTAAAAGTAAGGTACATTATATTACAGGCAATGGTTGGTCAGGTCAGCCTGATGCACAGGCATTCATAGACAAAGCAAATAGAGTTGAATCTTTAAATGATTTAACTAGAAAGGTATCATTGGATATTGAAATCTTTGGTGGTTCATTTTTAGAAATCATTTGGGATTTATCAGGTAATCTTGCAGAGATTTGGCATTGTGATTATACAAAGATGCGCACAAATAAAGATAATACGCAGTATTGGTATAAAGAAGATTGGAAGGATAACAAGGTAAAGCCTGAAGTAATTGCTGCATTTAATCCTAAGCAACCAACAGGTAAGCAGATTTTATATGTTAAGGAATACAGACCTAATATTGGTATATATGGATTGCCTTCATACTTTGCTGCATTAAACTATATTGAATCTGACATTGAGGTATCTAAGCATATCTTAGGAAATGCACAGACAGGGTTTTCTGCTAGTAAACTTATTACTTTACCAAATGGGGAACCTAATGATGAGGAAAAGCGAAATGTAGATAATAGAATTAGAAAGACATATAGTGGTGCAGATGGCAAAAAGTATATGATTGCCTTTGTGAATGACATATCTAGAAAGCCTGTTATTGATGATTTAGGTACAAGTGATTTAACAAAAGAGGACTTTGGTAAGATAGATGAATTGATTCAGACTAATATTTTTAGTGGGCATCAAGTTACTACCCCTTCAATTATGGGAATTGCTGAAGCAGGTAAGTTAGGCACTAGAACAGAAATGCGTGATGGCTATGAAATATTTAAGAACACTTATGTAAATGCTAAACAAATGCATTTAGAAAGTATCTTTAATATGTTAGCTAAATTTAAAGGTGTTGAAAGTGAAATTAAGATTATTCCTACAGAACCAATAGGTATTGAATTTAGTGAGGCTACAATAGTATCGGTTGCGCCTAAAGAATGGATATTAGAAAAGATTGGTATTGATATGACTAAATATGCTCCTGTTGCAGATGTTAATGCACCTGTACAGGAACTATCTGTTAATGAACATATCAAAGGTTTAAAGGGCAGAGAGTGGCAGAATATGCAGCGCATTATTCGTGAATTTGCAAAAGGTAAAATCAATAGAGAACAAGCAACTGCAATGCTTAAAACAGGATACGCATTAAGTGATGAAGAAGTAACTCTTTGGTTAGGTGAAGAAGAATTAAATACTCAATTTTCAGATGAAGAATTTAAAGTATTTTTTGAATTTGGTGATGTAAAAGATAGTTATAATGTATGGCAAAAGAAAACAAGATTTTCAGATGATACTGATTATCAAATGTTTGCAGAAGTTAATCAATTAGAATCTAATATTTTAGACCAAATTTCTAAGCAGAAAGATATTACTCCTGAAGTTCTTGCACAGGTTTTAAATGTTAGTGTAGCTGAAGTTATAGTAGTAATTAGAAGCCTAGAAGAAAGAAATATTATAACTTCTATTGATAAAAAAATAGGAAAAGGGATTGATTCAAATGTTGTAGTTGAAAGACAATTAGTAAAACCATTAAGCAAAACTATAGGTGAAGTAAAACCTACAACAACAGAAATGCTTGTTAGATATTCTTACGAATGGAAATCAGGATTTAGTGATTCAAATTTATCTACAAGCAGACCATTTTGTCAAAATTTAATAAGAGCAGATAAATTTTATAGCAGAAGTGAAATTGAACAAATGTCAGCAAGATTAGGTTATTCAGTTTGGGATAGAGGTGGTGGTTGGTGGAACAATAATGGAAGAATAAGCGCATCTTGCAGACACGAGTGGAAAACAAACATAGTTACAAGAAAAAAATAATAAGATGTCATTAAATACATTATTCATATCGGTACAGAGTATTAAAGATAGAACAGGCTTACACGCTAATGTGGATGAAAAATTAGTTTTACCTGAAATCAAGACTGCACAAGATATGTATATTTTACCTGCATTAGGTAGTACATTATATAACAGATTACAAGATGGAGTTAATAACTGCACCTTAAATATGGATGAACAAGGTTTATTAGATAACTATGTTACTGATTGCCTTATCTATTATGTTATGAGTGAATTGCCAATGGGCTTATCATATCAGTTTTATAATAAAGGATTGCTTCGCAAAGGTGGAGACAATCAAGAGAATCCATCAATGCAGGATATGATTGATGTGGCAAATAGATACAGGACTAGAGCAGAATTTTACAAGCAAAGATTGATTAAATATTTAAGACAGAACAATACTATGTTCCCTGAATATTTAAACTTTACAAGTGGTATAGATACAATAGTTCCTGATTTAGAAGGTTACACTTCATCTTTATTTTTAGAGGATGATAGTTGTTATGAGAATAAAAACCTAGCACAAAAATATCAAGGTAAAATAGGCTGCTAATATGAGCAAAGAAGCAAATATTAAAAATCAAAATAAGCTAAAAGTTTATTTAGAAAAAACAAAAACAAATGGCATTAACACTAAATCAAATAGTAAAACAAATAACAACATTCGCAAACAATCACGAGCAAATTAAGTTTGTGTATTTTGGGGATGTATGGGAAAGGTTAAGTAATGGCGAAGTTACTTATCCTGCTATGTTTTTTAGTTTAACAGATGCACAGATTTTAGCTAAACAAATACAATACAATTTTTCTATCTATGTAATGGATAGAATGTTAATGGAAGAAACAAACGAAACAGAGGTGTTAAGTGATATGACTTTAATAGGTCAGGATATGGTTGCTGAATTAAGAGACCCTATTTATAATTGGATTGCTAGTGATAATATGACTGTTTCTTTTTATACGGAATCAGACCCTGATTATTTAGCAGGTGTGAAAATAGACTTTTCATTAACATTATCTTCATTAAACGATACCTGTCAAATACCATAATATGCAAAGTAAAAAGATAAACGAATTAGCAACTAATGTAGCACCTTCAGTAAATGATTTAACGGTATTGGGGGATGCAGCAACAGGGCAATTAAAAAAGATTACATTAAGTCAAATATCAAGTTTATTTGGTGGAACAGGTACAGTGTCTAGTGTTGCTATGACTGTACCAACAGGATTAAGTATAACAGGTACACCTATTACAACAAGTGGTACTTTGGCACTTACATTTACTGCAGGGTATTCTATACCAACAACTGCTAAACAAACAGAATGGGATGCAGGATTTGCTGATAGATTAAAATGGGATGGTGGTGCTAGTGGATTAAACGCAGCAACTGCAAGAACATCTTTGGGATTAGTTATTGGAACGGATGTTTTAGCATATAGAACATTTGGTACTGCAGCTAATAATAACACAGGCGATTTTGCAACTGCAGCGCAGGGAGCAAATGCAGATACTGCATATAGTTTAAGACTAACAGGCGCATCTGCACCTTTAAGCATTTCAGGTAATGTTATAAGTTTAAGTCAAGCTAATACATCTACAAGTGGATTTTTAAGTTCTACTGATTGGAATACTTTTAATGGAAAACAGAATGCTATTTCTTTAAATACTAATAGGGCGGTAAGTTCTAATAGTTCAGGTGCTTTAGTAGCTAGTATTACAACTGCAACAGAGTTAGCTTATTTAAATGGAGTTACATCTAATGTACAGGCACAAATTGATAGCAAAGCAGGTACATTTACTTTAGGTAGTGTTAGTTCATCCCCTACAAATGTATTAGCAATTACAGGTAGCGGTGCGCCTGTCAATGGTTCTTTGACATTTACTATCAATCAATCTACTGCTTCTTCTAATGGTTATTTATCTTCAACAGATTGGAATACATTTAACAATAAACAAAGTACAATTTCTTTAACTGCAAATAGAGCAGTAAGTTCTAATAGCGGAGGTGCTTTAGTAGCTAGTATTACAACTGCAACGGAATTGGCATACCTTAATGGTGTTACTTCAAATGTTCAAACGCAATTAGATAGTAAAGCAGGTACGTTTACATTGGGAAGTATAAGTTCTTCTCCTAGTGGGGTTTTATCTATTACAGGTTCAGGTGGTGTTGTAAATGGTTCACTAACATTTACTTTAGCACAGGCATCTGCAAGTACTTCAGGTTACCTATCAAGTACTGATTGGAATACTTTTAATAATTCCGCAACAGGAAATTATCTACCATTAACAGGTGGTTCACTTACAGGAAGTTTAACTATAAACGATGGCAACCAACTTAATTTAGGACAAGGTGGTTCAAGTAATGTGCCTATTGACTTTTATAGTTCTAACTTTGGTTCAGGCTATGAAGGTAGAATAATGGGTAATAATAGTGATGGGAATACGCATTTTTATAGTAGAAATAATAATGCATCATTTACAGATATAGGATATTTTAATGATAGTGGTATGTATATTACATACTATGGTTCTTATTCAGATATAAGACTAAAAGATGTAATTGAAACAAATCCTAATATTAATTTGGATGGCATAGATGTAATTAAATATACTTTAAAGTCTAATCCTACTTTAGTAAGATATGGATATTCAGCGCAACAGGTTCAATCTGTATTGCCTGATTTAGTTACTTTAAATAAGCGAATAGATGGGGATAATGAAGATGCTACTTTGATGCTAAATTACAATGATTTGTATGTTTTAAAAATAGCTGCATTAGAAAAAAGAATTTTAGAATTAGAAAATAAATTAAAATAATATGTCTTGTTCAACAACAACTGCAGATTTAAGACCTGCACAATATAATGTCCAAATATGGAGAAACGATACTTGGGCGCAGGTATTTGCTATAACTGCAAATAATGTAGCAGTAGATTTATCAGGTAGTACGATTACTATTCAGGTAAGAAAGACTGCTAATGCTTCAGCTATTGATTTGACCCTATCAACTGCTGATAGTTCAATAACTATTGGCGGTGCTAGTAACAATCAAATTACTTTAAACAAGCAAGTAACTATTGCTGCAGGAAGCTATTTATATGATATGAACGTAGCTTTTCCTAGTGGCGAAGTGAAAACATATGTTTGGGGTACTTTTTTTGTTCAAGAAGATATAACTAAAATCTAATGGCAGATATTAACGTAACAGAGGAAATTATAGATATAAACGTAACTGAAGAAGTTGTAAATATTATAGCACCTTCAGGTGGTTATCCTTTGCCTAATACAATCAATTCTGTATTTGGTAGGGTAGGTAATATTGTAGCTACTGAAGGCGATTATACCTTAACACAATTAGGGGATGTAACTTTAACAAGTCCTTCTAATGGTCAAGTATTAAAGTACAATGGTACGCAATGGGTAAATAGTACAGATGCTGACACAGGCATAACTACTTTAAATACTTTAACGGCATTAAGTCAAACTTTTGCGACAGGTACAAGTGGTACGGATTTTAATATTTCAAGTGCTACAAGTACGCATACTTTTAACTTACCAACGGCTTCGGCTACAAATAGGGGTTTATTATCAAGTGCGGATTGGTCAACTTTTAATTCAAAGCAAAACGCTTTAACTAACCCTGTAACAGGTACAGGTACTACAAACACTTTACCAAAGTTCACAGGTGCTTCTACAATAGGAAATTCTAATGTAAGTGATAGTGGTACTTTGATAACATTGGCTTCTAATACTACAATTTCAAGTGGTGGTGGTTTAGGTATAGGTATTTCAAGTGGTTTCAATGCAAATTCATTTCAAATTGCAAAAGGTTTGACAGGTTCTACTACGGCATCTAATATTGCAGCATATGGAGAAATTAAAAGTGATGTTACTTTAAGAGGATTTGGGGTTTATATAGCTTCATATACTCAAGCGGCAGCATTTACATTACCTAATTATTATCATTATTATGCAGAACAAGGTGCTATTGGAGCAGGTTCAACTATTACTACACAAACTGCTTTTTATGCACATTCAAATTTAATTGGTGGTGTAACAAACTACGGCTTTAGAGGTTTAATCCCAAGTGGTACAAACAGATGGAATCTTTATATGGATGGTACTGCTAACAACTATATGGCAGGAAGTTTGGGTATTGGTACTTTAAGTATAGGTGGTACATCATTAGCTATTGGTAAAAACATTACAGGAAGTGCTACTATTCTTGTTGTAAGCCAATCAGGGGTAGTACAAAGTGATGCTAATGCAAATATTCTTGCTTTTAATAATCAACTTAACACTCAAGCAACTTCTTTTGCTCTCACTCAATATATTCATTACAACGCAACACAAGGAACAATAGGAGCAGGTTCATCTGTTGGAACTAATACTGGTTTTAATGTTTCTCCAAGTATGATAGGTGCTTCAGCTAACTATGGATTTAGGGGTTCAATTCCTGTTGGAGCAAGTAGATGGAACTTATATATGGATGGAATGGCTGCTAACTTTTTAGCAGGTGATACAGGCATCGGAACACAAACTTTAGGTACTGCAACACAATTAACAGTTGGTGGTACTGAAACTGCGGTTAGTGCAATAAGTAGAGGTCAATTAATTAATACTACTTTAGTAGCTTCTGCGAATGGGGATAATTTAGTTGGTTTAGATATTGCACCTACATTTAATAATGGTGGTTTTACAGGAGTAAATCTTTATGCTATTAGAGCTAGTGGAAATATAGTTCCTTCAGCTGGTGGTTCATTTTCTTTAGGAAATCCATCCTTTAACTTTGCACAACTACATTCTCGACAATTCTTATCTTCAGGAACATCTGGATTTGAATTTTATCCTGCTTTTGCAACTAAATCAGGTCAATGGTTTACAACAGGAAATTTACTTTTACAAAACGGAGGTACATTCACAGATGCTGGATTTAGATTAGATGTAAATGGTACTACTCGTTTCATAGGTACTGCTTCAAGTGATACTGCACCATTAGGTTCGGAATTAGCAGCAGTTACAGGAACAGGAACGAATTGGACTTTAGCAGGTACTAACTTAAACGTAGGTGGTTATACGCATACAGTTGGTTCGGTAGACCCTTTGACAACTACTTTAGCTGCGGTTAATGGTACTTACTATCAAATAGCTTATACAATTACAGGTAGAACGGCAGGAAGTATTACTATAAACTATGGTGGTACAAGTACAACTGTTTCTGCAACAGGAGCAAGTGGCCCATTAGCTTCATCAACTGCGGTTTTAACAATTACACCAACAACAGATTTTAATGGTACAGTAGTTTTAAGTATTAAGACTATTGGTACAACTTCTGCTTCATCAACTTTTGCAAGTAGTGGATTAGTTGTTGCAACAGAAATAAGAGCAAGTGATATTCCTTCAAATTTATTTTTTGGTAGAAATAATGGAAGAAGAAATACAACAGGAACAAATAATACTTTTGTAGGAAGTCAAGCAGGTATTAATAATACAACAGGAAACTTTAATACATTTTTAGGGCAAGGAGCAGGTATACAAAATACAATAGGAGGTTCAAATACATTCTTAGGAATTAATGCTGGAAATGTTAATACAATAGGAGGTGCTAATACTTTTGTAGGTGCGTTTGTAGGACAATCTAATACAACAGGTACTAATAATACTTTTGTAGGTTTAAATTCAGGACAATCTAATACAACTGCAAGTGGCAATACATTTGTTGGTCAAGCATCAGGACAAGCTAATACAACAGGAACAGAAAATACATTTCTTGGATTTAACTCAGGTAACACTAACACAACAGGAAACTTTAATACATTTATTGGGTATCGTACAGGATTATTAACAAGCACAGGTACATCTAATACATTTGTAGGAACAAGTTCAGGTATATTCAATTCAACAGGTGCAAGCAATTCATTTATAGGAACAAGTTCAGGACAAAGCAATACAACAGGTAGTAGCAATATATTTATTGGTTCAGCAGCAGGATTATCTAATACAACAGGTTCAAATAATGCTTTTGTAGGTACTAACTCAGGAAGGTTTATTGCTAATGGTACTACTACAATAACTGTTGCGAATAATTCTATTTTTATAGGAAGTTTTACTAAGGCATTAGCAGATAATCAATCTAATCAAATTGTTATTGGACACGATGCAACAGGTTTAGGTACTAACACAACGGTTATAGGTAATAGTGTAACAACAACAACAGGTCTTTACGGAAACATTCGTTTAGTTAGTGGTATGGGTACTGCACCGGCTTCGGCTACTGCAACAGGTACAACAGGGGATATCGTAGTAACGGCAGGATTTATTTATGTATGTACGGCAACAAACACTTGGGTAAGAACGGCATTAACAACTTGGTAAAATAAAATAATATGGCAAATTTTCAATGGGTAATCCCACAAAATTCAATGGTAACGGCAAAGTCAATAGATGGCTTAACCGATGTAGTAGTAACAGTAAACGCATATAGACAAATTACGGATGGCGAACATATGGCACAAAGTCCTGTTAGTTTAGGATTAGTCCCACCATCGGAAGGGTTTGTCCCATATCAAGAACTTACTCAATTAATCGTAGAAGGTTGGTTAAACGCAGGGGTTGATGTTGAGGCTTTAGATGCCCAACTTGTTATCACTTTAGATAATATAATAAATCCTAAAACGATTGTACTTCCTAATCCATTTTAGTTATATATTTGTACAAATTTAAATTTATGTTACAATTAAGCGAAAAAGACTTGAACGAACTTCAAGCGTACATCAACAAAATCCCAACTGAATTTGGGTTGCCATTGTTAAACTTCTTTGGTAAGTTAGCAGAAGACCAAAAGCCTAAAGATGAGGCTAAGGTTGTAGATTTGAAAGAAGATTAATATGACACAGGATAGCAGTCAAGCATTAGTTAATACAGGCATCAGTCTAACTGCAGCTTCCTTAACACTAACACAGGTACAACCTTTTGTAACTTTGGTAGCAGGTTTGACTGCTATTATTTCAGGTGTCTTTGCCATTCGTTATTACTACAAAGCAAGTAAGAAATATGACTAAGAATTTATTGTTAATTGTATTATTGGCAGTAGTTATTCTATTATTATTTACTACTCCAAAATATAGTAAGGATACAATCACAATAAAAACAGATACGATATTCAATGTTAAAACATTGACTAAGTATAAAAAGGGGGATTCTATTCCATACAAGATAATACAACTAGATTCTGTACAGATTCCTGTACACGATACAATACGCATAATTAACGAGTATGCGCAGGTTAAAGCGTATTCAGACACAATAAATCTAGATTCAAATACGTTCTACATTCAGGACACAATTACACAAAATAAAATAATAGGTAGGGGTTTTGAAGCTAAACTTCAAGAAAAAACTATATATATTACAAAGACTATTAAGCCTAAAACGGAATTACTAATAGGAGGCGAATTAAGGAACTATAATAATGTTTTAGGTGCTAGTATAGGGGTAGGGTTAAAAGTACCAAATAAGGGACTTATAATCGTAAACTATGGCACACAGGGTTATTCATTAGGTTACTATAAAAAGTTATAATATGATACCAATTAAATTTAAAGAATTTGCTTCTAATCCCATCGTAGGGACTTTGTTTGTAGTGCTAATAGCTATCGGTTATTTGTATGTTGATGTGCGCAGTACCTTTCAGGGACAGGCAAAAAATCAAGATGTAAAGATTGAGAAGCTAGAAACAAGACTTGACATAGTTACAAATGCTTTACGCAGATGTGATTCTAGTTTAGCAGCAGCAACTACTAAACTTTCAACATTAGAGCAATTAGGTAAAATTCAAAAGATTAACTAATGAAATATCTATTTATTTTATTCCTATTTGGATGTGGTGTATCTGCTCAAAAAGTTGATAATCAAGACATTGAGTTTGAAACACTAATGAAGCGCATCAATGCGAATAATGAAAAATCTGTAAAGGTACAAGTAAGTGCAAGTAAAGTTGAGAAACAATTAGTTACAAAAGCAGTTGCAACCATTACACAGATGAAAAGTGAAATTAGTGAATTAAAAAATGAAATTAGTGAATTTAGTGAAATCAAAAAAGACACTATTTATATTCACGACACTATCCTAATAAAAGAAAAAAAGAACTTTTGGGGTAAAGTAAAAGCAGATACAACTAATTAATATGAGACAATTTTTTACAGAAGATAGTGGTAGATTATCAATGAAGCGTTTATGTGGATTATTATGCGTAGTTTCGTTATGTGTAACTATGTATCATAATTCATTCAGTCCATTAGACAAAGCACCTAGTGAATCATTAGTTTGGGCAGTTGCAAGTTTGGCTTTTGGATGTTTGGGTTTAACTACTGCAGAAAAAATATTTAAAAAAGATTAAGATGAAATTATCAGAACACCTAGACTTATCAGAAGTAATTAGAAGTGAAAGCGCAAAGCGTAATGGCATTAGTAATATGCCAACAGAACAACATATTGCTAATTTTAAGCTATTAGCAGAAAAGGTATTTGAGCCTATTAGGGCGCACTTTAGATGCCCTATTCATATTTCTAGTGGGTACAGGTCTATTGAACTTAATCGTGCGGTGAAGGGAAGTTTGACAAGTCAACATTGTCAAGGCGAAGCTATTGATATTGATATGGATGGTACACCTAATGGGGTAACAAATAAAATGGTATTTGATTATATCAAAAATAACCTAGAATTTGACCAATTAATTTGGGAGTTTGGGACAAACGAAAATCCTGATTGGGTTCACGTTTCTTATGAAAGCACAGGTAAACAAAGAAAACAAGTTTTAAAAGCTATAAGAAGTAATGGGAGTACACAATACAAACAAATATAATGCTAAAAACAAAACGCAGAAGGCTTTTCTTTGACATTGAGACAAGTCCTAACATCGGCTTATTTTGGGAGGCAGGATACAAGAAAAACATAGACTATTCAAACATTATACAAGAGAGGGCAATTATCTGTATATGTTACAAGTGGGAAGAAGAAAAAGAAGTTTACGCATTGCAATGGGATGCTAAACAGAATGACAAAGGAATGCTTCAAAAGTTTATTGAAGTAGCTAATCAGGCAAATGAATTGGTAGGACACAATGGGGACAAATTTGATTTAGCGTGGGTTAGGACTAGATGCCTATTCCATAAAATTGAAATGTTTCCTAAATACACAACCATAGATACATTAAAGGTAGCTAGGCAAAAGTTTAGATTTAATTCTAATAGACTTAACTACATTGCAGATTATTTAGGATTAGGGCAAAAGATAAAAACAGAGTATTCATTGTGGAAGGACATTCTACTAAAGAAGGATAAGATAGCAATGGAGAAAATGATTAAATACTGCAAAAAAGATGTAGTATTGTTGGAGCAAGTGCATAAGGCTTTATCTTTGCACATAGAACCTAAAACGCATTATGGAATAGTATTTGGACACGATAGGGGTACTTGTCCTGAATGTGGTAGTGATGACCTGATAAGAAATAACAAGGTAATTACTGCAACAGGGTTAACTAGGATACAGTACAAATGTAACACCTGTAATAAGTATCATTCAAAAACTGATAAATAATGAGCAGGATATTATACTCAATAATAGATGACCTTTTAGAAAGAGAGGACAAGGGGTTAAAGGAATACGGTACTACAATGGATAGAACTGATTTAACCGAACAGGATTGGTTGCAACACGCATACGAGGAAGCATTAGACTTAGCTATTTATCTTAAAAAAATTATAAAAACTAAACAGAATGAAAATGCCAAAAGGTTTTAACAAGTGG